ATTTAGGGCAGCAAGCAAAAGCATTATTGTCTGAGGGTAGGTTAAATCATACCACCTTTACAAAACTAATATCTAACAAAGCATCTTTAACTGACAAGAAACTTAGTAAGCCAAAGTATGATGCTATCATAAAGGAGTTAATAGATAACGAAATAGCAGAGAAAAAAGGCTTGAATTATATTTATAAATAGTGTATGTAGTAACTTAATATACAACATCAGGAGACGACAACATGGCTGCTCCAACAGCTCCGACACTTGCGATTATTACAACTGAAGGTATAAAGAAGGCTGGCTACGGTAACGCTGCATCTTCACTTTTAACTCGTTCACAAGACGAGTGGATAGAAGAGATAAAGAATGATATATGGACTTTATCTAAGAAGTTAAAATCCCTCTATGCTACTTCATTTGCTGTTACTACTAATGGAGTAGAGAAGTATTCCTACCCTACAGATTTCTCCTCAGAAATGTCAATAACACTAATGACCGGAAGCGTTACTGGTACGGCTCAAGCAGGTGCGGCTACTACTATAACCCTTGCTGCTGCTAATACCGCTTCTGATTTAATTGGCAAAGAAATAATGATTTTATCTGGTACTGGTTCTGCGCAGATAAACCAGATAACTGCCTTTGTAGCTTCCACTAATGTTGCAACCGTAAACGATACTTGGTCAACTAACCCTGACAGTACATCTGTTTATATGGTTGTTGATAAGTATAAAGACCTTCAGCAAACTCCTGTATGGCGACATGACTCTGGAAGAACCTCACCGGAGAGAGGAGAACCTACACATTTCTTTCCTATCGGAGATTCCGATAATGGAGAATTTATTTTATTTCCTACACCTTTCCGTTCTGCGAGTGATACAAATGGGTACGGTATTCGTCATCAATATTATGCTGACTTGCTTCGTATTGACCTGGCTTCTACTTTAATGACAACTTTATATAGAAGGTGGAGGAGTCTCTTTATACAAGGTGTGAAGTATAAATGTTTAGAAGATTTAGATGACAACAGGCAGACGCAGGAAGCTCAGAAGTATCGTGGGGATTTAAACGCTATGATTGTTCGTGAGGCTTATGGTATGGATTTAAGCAATCTTAATATTTCGGTGGAGGGATAATGGCAAAAAAAAGAACAGTATTGAACAAAGAAGAACTCCTGAAAGGTAAAGTTAAAAAGTTTGACCCAAGAGGTTCTGGTTATGACCAAAAAAATGCACCTCCAAGAAAACCAGCTAATCCTTCTGCTGGGAAGGAAGGAATCCCTCATCAGGGTACAAGAAATCCAAGAACAGGTCAAATTTTAAAAGGGCAAAAACATCCTACTTTTAGGGAAGGAATGGAGGGTGAAGAAGAGGCAGGTTACACAATCCATAGAGACGAATTAACTGGTAGGCTTTTTTCAAGAGCAAGAAGGAATCCCTCCGCAGCAGGGAATATGGTGTCCATAAAAGAACTCTTGGAGGAAACAGCAACTCATGAAGCTGAAGAAGAAGCAAAGAGAAAAAGACAAAAGACTGATTATAATAAAAAGAAGAAAAGGTAAATAATGGGATACTCAGGAAAGACTATTGAGATTGATTTAAACGCAGGTGGGTTTAATTACAATCCTAACCTTGACTCTTTGCAGTTAGGAGCTATGATTGATGGCTCTATTAATACAACTCTGCAAGATGGTGGGCGCAGGAAGCGTGGTGGTACTTCTCATGTAAACACTAGTGCCATTTCTGGTACACCTAAGTTAATGAAGCTATATGATTTTATTCTGACTACCGGAACTCAGTTTCTTATGATGGCTGGTGCTGATGGAAAACTTTATAAGAATTTTACAGATACTTTAAAAACAGGATTATCTACCACAAACTATTGGGATATGTCAAGCATGAATGACTTGCTTGTTACTACTGATGGTGCATCTGTATTACAGACATGGGATGGTGCTGCTGGTAGTACATCAGATGTGTCCACTCCTGCACCTGATTGGGCTACTGATTCTTTATATCCACAGCAGTTGGTTTTACATGGTAGAGGATTATCTCAAAGGATGTGGTCTTGGACAACTAATAATAAAATCTTTGGTAGTAAAATATTTGATGCAGATGATTGGGGTGCAACTAATGGATTTATTTCAGACACTAATAACGTGTTTGCTACGAGAGAGGGAGGCAGTATTACTGGTATGTATGAGTTTGGTGATAGTTTGTTTATCACTACTGCTCGTAATACTTATATTCTACAAGACTCAAATTCTGACATTTCTACCTGGGGTTTTACTTTAGCACAGTTTAATGCTGGTTCTGCTCATTGGAGAGTTATGACACGGACTCCTAATGATATGTTGATAATGATGGATGATGGAGAAATTTATAGTCTTGTTACTGTAAATGCGAAAGGTGATTACAAAGCCTCAAGTATTACTAAACCAGCTTTTATAGATAGGTGGATTAGAGATAATGTAGATTTAACACAGATAAGTAAGTTCCACATAAACTACGACCCTAAGATAAGGGCAGTATTGGTGTTTATGGTTAAGTCTGGTTCTACTGTAGTTGATGTGTGCTTACCTTATTTTATAGATAGACCAGTTGACCAAGCGTGGGGTGCGCCTTTTGAGAATGAAGATTTTGATTGTGGATATAATGCTTCTGTTTCAGCTTTAGTTAAAGTTGCTGCTGGTGATTACAGATTAAGGACAGGTGCTAACACTACAGGGTTTGTTTGGGATTTAAACCAATCAACCTTTGCTGACAATAATGAAGCATACACGGGTAAGGTGTATTTACCAGAATCTGGATTTGGTGATAATGTAAGTATGAAGATGTTTAAGCGAATCATCTTCACAGGATTTAATACAGCTATAGATGATGATGATGATTTAAGTCTTCAATGGACAACGGATGGGATAGCTAATACACCACAGTCTGTTAATTTTATAGCGTTGGCATTAAAGGTTGATGACCCTGATGCTATCGTAGACCAAGCCATATGTCCTAAAGGTAGTTTATATAACCTAGAGGCTATATTGCCTTTAGGACAACCTGCTCGTAGGATAGGTATAAAATTTTCTAATAGTACAGAGGGTGATGACTTTTATGTAACTTCAGTTCAAGTAGATGCTAAACCTCTTGGGAGGAGACCGACACCAAGTAGAACATCAGTAGCTCAATAGGAGGAGAGAATGGCAACTTACATTAGTAACACAACGGCAAACACGACTTGGCTAGCTAATATAACAGTTATAACGGCAGCAAGATTAAACACAGAGAACACTAATATTCTTGCAAATGATATTGCTTTGGATACAGCTTTAGCTCTTTCACATGACAGCACAGGTTATTTTAATCCTACTGTTGGAAGTGATGTAGCATCTACAAATGCTTTAACATTAGGCACAGGAAACATATTTGATATAACTGGCACTACTGCTATCACAAGTATAGGTACTAAGGGTACTGGTTATATAGTTTGGCTTCAGTTTGATGGGATTTTGACATTAACTCACCATGCTACCGATTTAATTCTTCCTGATGATTCAAATATTACAACTGCTGCTGGAGATGTAGCTTGTCTTTATGAGTATGCTTCTGCCGATTGGAGATTAATTTCTTATAGCAGGTCAGACGCTACTTCAGGAGTGTTAAGTGTTGCGAATGGTGGAACAGGTGCTACCACATTAACTGATGGTGGAATATTGTTAGGTTCTGGAACTAGTGCTATAACTGCCATGTCGGTTCTTGCTGATGGTTCAATTATTGTTGGTGATGGTGCTACTGACCCTGTAGAATTAACAGCGTTCACATCATCTACTGGAACTCTAAAACATGAAAAGGGTGGGGTAGAGGCTGATATATCTGCTATAGCTGATGGAGGCATAGTTGTAGGTACAGGCACAGGCACTATGGCAATAAGAGCAAGTGCGTTAACTGGAGGAGCTTCAGGTTACATAAAACACGAACTTGGTGGGATAGAAGCTGATATTTCAGCAGTTGCCATTGGAGATATTGTTGTTGGAACTGGTACTGGCTCAATGGCTCTTGTAACCTCGACGGGTCATTCTGATGGTGATGTTTTAACAAGACAGGCAGATGGGTCAGTTGACTATGAATCAATTCCTGCTGCAAGCACAGATTTCACAGTTACATCAAAAGCAACAGGCGATTCGCCTTACTCTGCATCATGGGGAGAGCTTGTACTTTGCAATACAAGCGGTGGAAATTTGGAAGTGGATTTACCTGCCGCAGGGAGTAATGGTGGCAAGACAATTCACATCAAGCACGTTACCGCAGGTAATACGCTAACGATTGATGGCAACAGTTCGGAGACTATTGATGGAAGTGCGACAGTTACGGATACAACGGCTGGCAATAGCTACTTGGTTGCTTCAGATGGAACAAATGTAGTTATTATATAGGAGAAAATTTATGAGTTATATACAAAGTGCAGGTGGGAGTCCTTTAAAATGCGAGCGATTTACCTCAACTGGTACATGGACACGACCATCAACTACTGATGTAGTTTATGTTGTACTTGTCGGTGCTGGTGGTGGAGGAGAAGATTCTGCTTCATCTCCTTGTGGGGGTGGTGGTGGTCAAGTTGTAACAAGATATTGTAATGTCAATGGAAATGTCACAGTAACTATAGGAGCAGCAGGAGCAGCAGGTGTTAGTGATGTTGGTGGTGCTGGAGGCGACTCCACATTTGCAGGTGTCACTACAATCACAGCAGACGGTGGCGGTGGTGGCGGAGCAGATTACGATTCTGCTGGAATTGGCGGTGGTTATCCACGTTCCAGTACTACTCAGGGTTATCCTAATTATTCGGCAAACGGTATGTTCATAGGTAGTGGTTCATCCCTTGGTGCTATGGGTGGGTGTACCGTGAGTGAGCAAGCTGGAGGAGCTAGTGCTGGTTCTGGTGCAGGTGGTGGTCGTGCTTCATCCCCCCTCTCTGGAGGCGGTGGCGGTTCATTGGGTGATGCTGGTGATGGTCATAATACGGATGCAACTACAAGTCCGCCTGCCGCTAATTCAGGTGGTGGCGGTGGAAGTGCAAATGGTACTGCTGCTGCAGGTGGAACAGGATATTGCGAGGTTTATTGGTCAGAATGATAGGAGGATTATATGTTAAAGATGTTCGCTGAAATCATAGATGGAAAAGTAGGGTTGGTAAGGGCATTTGAAATGCCCAGAGAAGAAGTGCCTGATGGTTGGGTTGATGTAGATGCTCACCCAGAAGTTCGCAGAGGCTATCTGTATGATGGCAGTTCTTTTACAAAGCAAGCTCCACCTAAAGTTGGAGTGGTAAGTTTTGACCCTAAAGAAATTGAACTGGGAGAAACTTCAACAATTACTATTACCGCAAAGACAAATAAATATCCAAGCGGAACAGTACGAGAGGACTTTGATGAATCTGTAAATATTTCTGCTATCAATGGGCAGGGAACTGAGTTGCGACACAAGTTTACTTTTGTAGATGGGGTAGCAAGCAAAGAAATCACACCAAAGGTTGAAGGAGTGTACACTCTTGGAGATTCTGGCAGAATGGATTTGCAGCTTACTGGTGATAAAGAAATTGATGTTTTAACACCGTAATTTATACAAGGAGGAGTAGATGAAACTATTAAAAGGATATAAGACTTATGTAGGAGCAGCAATCATGGCATCAACCGCAGTTTTAACTTACATTGGGTATCCACAGTATAACGAAATCCTGCTAACATTAGGAGCAGCACTTGGTATCACAGGTTTAAGAAATGCAATTGGAAAGGATTGATAAATGGATAATGAAAACGGATGTTACAATGGCACTCCGCTTTTTTATAAATGGGTGGTCGGTGTTTTTACCACTCTATTTGTCGCTGGTATCTTTGGTGTATATGAAACCAATATAAAACTTGCGAAGATAGAAGTAGAGATTGAGAATCTACAGAGTATATTTGCAGACAGGTTTACAAGCATACAGGGTTCGGAGCTTACAA